TCTTGATAGCTTCTTGCCTTAACCTTGCCTGAGTTTGCTCCTCTTCAATCTTGTCCTTCATGCTAAAGACCTCTGAGTACAGTGCACCCATCTCAGGAGGGCTTTGATACACCATACACTCACGAATTTGCACCACTAACGCATCCATCTCTTGCTGTGCCATCACCCTCTTTAGAGCCGCTTCCATGTGGTTCTGGTCAGGGTCATAGACTGTCAGACTCTTTTCTTCTTCTTCCCTTATGTGTGCCGCAAGTTGTTCTTGAAGTTTGAAAAACGATGTCAGGTTAGAAACGATGTCAATTTTGACTTGAGTTTCGTCAACAGATTTGTAAACAGATTTCTTAGACTTAGCCACAGGCTTTGCAACTTGAGGCTTTTGCTTGCTACCAAAGAACGCAAGAAGCTGACCCCAAAATCCATGGACTTCTTTACCAATGGCAATAACTTCATCAGCAGTGGCTTTAATTTCAACAAAAGATTCTTTTGCTTGTTTATAAAGTTCACAGCCAGCTTGAATCTGTTTGACAAGTCCTGCCGCAAGGAGGCAAATGCTGATTGGGTCAATTTTTTACTCCACTTCGTAGCCACGAGACTTCAATAAATTTCTAATTTCTTCCATACCAAGATTTGAATCAGTTGGTGCTGGTGGCTGTACCTCACTTGGCATTTCAGGAGAGGTAGTCTCTATCATCGGCCCTGCTCTAACCCCAATGATTGCCGCACCTTTAGTTAGTGTTGCAAAAGCATCAGTTGTTTTCTTTGTCATGGATTTAGCTGTAGACAAATCAACCATTGCCTTACGATATTCAGGATTAAAAATCACATCAGCAAAATCAGAAGGATTAGCAACCAAATTACGCAAAAACGGAATAGCCTCTTTCAATGCCAAACGAATTTGTGCAGTGCCACCAGCCGCACCACCTAATGCGTATGCTTCACCGCCCGTGATTCCACCCATTTGTGCAGACTCACTTGACAAGACTCTTTGCATCCAATTCATTGCTAATTTTGCTTGGTTTAAATCAGTTTGATTTGGAAAAAGATCAGCAAATTCACTGTTTTTCTTGTTTAACTCAGTTAAAGCAGTTTGAATGCTAAATGTTGGGTCTGTTGCCGCACCGCCTTTGACTTCAGCAGAACTTAAAACATCATCAAATTTTGATCTGCGAATTGTGTTTAAAACCTCAACAACTTGACCATTTGGATTGTTTTGCATGACATCTACTAAAAATTGCCTTTGAGAAGAAGGCATATTCTTAAGTTTTGTCACAACATCTTCTGGAACAAGATCAGTTACATTTTTTACATCAAATGCTTTTGTCAATGGGGCATCAGAAAACTGCTCAATACGAGCAATGTTTGCTTTAAATTTATCTCTTGCCGCAACTAATTTATCAGCACCGGGAACATTATTTGAAATAGCATTGTCAAGAGCATCTTTAAAGCCATTCAAAACAGCCATAGAAATGCCTTTTGCTTGACCGGGAGCAACACCTTCAAAGATATTTCCTTTACCAAAGTCAGCTTTACCTGAGTAAACAGCATCACCCCAAGTTGATAAATTCTTTTGCAAACGATCAATATTGATTTTTAAGTTTTGTGCAGGAGTGCCGGGAATAACATTGACTGTTGCTGGCTGACCAGTAGGGCCAAGAATTGTTGATGGAACAGTTTGAGAAGGAACTTCTGGAATTGCATACTCATCAATAATGCGTTGCATTGCATTTTTTAAAGGGTCAAGTGCTTTGACTTCAGGTGGAATTTCACCTAATTTGCTTGTAATTGCATCAACAACAGGCGTGGTATCAATTAAACCACCAGCTTTTTTTGCATCATTAAAGTCAACTCTGGCATCAGATTTTAATTTTGATGACAAAGACCTTCCATAATTATTGAAAGAAGAAACAACTGCTTGAGTGGTTTCTACTGGATTCAAAGTTGTACCGCTTGCTTTTTTAAACAAGTTTGACAGATAAGACTCAATATCAACAGCTTGTGCTTGCCTAAATTCAATAGGTTTTTGTCCCGAAGAAGGTGCTCTTTCCACAACAGCTTCTGTGGCTAATTGAGGGCGATTTAAACTGAGTTCTCCCGGTGTTAACCGACCAACATCAGCCAATGATTGAGTTGTAGAAACTGGTGGGAATGTTCCTTCTGGCTTTGTAATCATGCTACCAGCAGTTTTTAATCCCCCTTTAACTGCATAAGGAGTTGATTGCAGTGCCAATTGAGCCAATGGACTATCAGGAGCTACTTCTTGAGCAAATAAACCTGTAGTACCAGCAACACCAAATTCTCCAGCAATCCCAGCAGGAGTTCTAGAAAATAATCCCGGCACACCAACACCAGTTAATAGTGCGGCTGGCGCACCAGCTTGAGAGAATTCATAAGCACCACGATAACCCGGAATAGACTGAAGATTTATTCCTGTAAGTTTTGTTAATGCTTGTTTAATTCCTGTACTAGAAAAAGCACTTGGGTCTTTGCTTTGCTTAAGGTAATCATATAAGTTACCCCAACCACCAACAATGTCAATTACTCCACTAGGAATGCCTTTTAGTGTTGATTCAGCAAACTTTTTAAACTCAGACTTGTTTGTCCCTTGTGGGTCTAAAACACTTTCTGTAGATGTAGTTAATCCACGGCTTTGCAATTCTGCTTGTAGTTCTTCAATAGTTGCCATCTTAAATCCTTAAAGAATTGTTGTTCTTACTTGGGTCTAACCTTAATTCCTCTTTTCTCAGCTTGTTCTATTAACTCAGCATCAGAAAGAGTTGTTAAAGAACCTGAACCTACATTAAAAATTGGAATTTTTGGAACAAACCCTTTTAAAGATTTGTTATCACGAGCATAATCGTCAAGTCTTGTTGTTTCGGTAATAATATCTCTATTCTTTTTAACCATGAACTCAATAAGTTGTTTTCGAGCCAACGCATTTGTTTCCAATTGCGGAACAAGGCCAAGAATAAATTTTCTGTCTTCGTTTGAAAATCCAGAACCAAGTTTGCCACCTAAAGTTGCAAGAACCAAATCACCAGATATCTTTTGATAATTTTGTGATGCGGCAAGAGTTCCTTGATCTTTTTCGCTAATCAATCCTATAGTTGCCAAAATATTAGCCGCACCAACACGACCAGTAGCAAATGAACCACTTATTAGACCTTGTTGATCTAACTTGTTTAGTTTTTCTAAAGTTCCTAATGCAGAGATTGAGTTATTCCTCAAGAGCATTGCATCTTCAACTTGTTTAGCATCTATCTTTCCAAGTTGTTCGGAAAATGCCGTTTCCCCTTTTTGTGATGCTGTGGCAGAAACATTTGAAGTTGTTTGGTCAACATCCCCTTCAAATAAAACACGAATTTGTTTATTTGGGTCTATTGGACTTCTTCCTAATACAAATTGTTGATCGGTTTCTTTATCATAGTAAACAGCTTTTCCACTTGCCTTTGCAACTCCAATTTTTGTAACATTTTGCTTATCTGGCTCAAGTGATTGAATTTGATCTTTAATTCTTTGTATAGCTTCTTGGTTTGGTTGAGGTTGTTTTTCTAAAATACGCAAATCTGCTTTTAACCCTGATACTGCATTACTTACAGTTTGTTTATCAGATAACTTTTCAGCACCCTGAAGATATTCTTTATAGGCATTGTTGTATTCAACTGAACCTTCAATACCAAATTTTGAAGCATAAGCCTCAGCCTCTTGAACCTTGGCAGTTACATTAAGTTTACTTGCGCCTTTTGCTTGTTTAATTCTTACCAAAGCAGTTCTTGCACTATCAGCAATCTTCATTGCCAACTCGGGGGCAGTTCGAGCATATTTCTGAGCAACTCTCAATTGTTGTTCAGGGTCACTTGGGTCAAGTTCACTCAAGATTTGTTGTTGCAAACTAATCATCTGCAACTGAGGGTCTTTACCACCCAAAGCACCACCAAGGGCATCACCCAACTGTTGACCACCACGATAGAAGCCAAACTGCGCCTGTTGCATAGGTGTTAACTGTGCAAAAGCCATTGCTTCATTTTGCATAGCCGCTTGACGCTTTAGCATATAGTCCATCTCTGCCGCACGAGAGATTTCAGGGCTAAACATTCCACCAACAATAGATGAAGGTGCTTGTCTTGCTGTTAATGTTGAGTATGGTTCAGCATCTGGTATTGGATACTCACTTTGCACCATCTCTGCTGGCGCAAATCTATTAATATTAGATAGACTCATAGGAGTAGTTGCAATGCCTAATAATTGTTCTCGTGCCAAGTCAGCCCTAAGTTGTTCTTCTTCTTTAATTCTTTGAGATTCCAAATCCATATTGCCATAATTTGTTTGGTTTGAAAAAAGTCCATCCATTGGAATTTGGTAGGTACGAGTTGGCATGATTTATTCCTTAATAGTAACCAGAGGATAAATTGTTTACAGGAATTGATGCTTGATAGGCATCAGAAAACGCTTGTTGTTGCGGAGGATTAAAATATTTATTTAAACCATAACCAACATAAGGGTTATTACCTAATCCTATCAACGCAGAACCAAGTCCACTACCAGCCGTACTTTGGAGAGTTCTTGCCGCACCTAATCCACCAGTAAGCAATGATTGACCAACATTAGCACCAGCGGTAGCCGCACGACCACCCAATGCAGAACCCATTTCCAAAGGCTGTTGACCAAGAGATTCAATAGTAGAACCAGCACCCAAATAGCTTGTGAATGGACTCAAAGCACCGACTTGACCAGCTTGATATTGACCCATTAAGCCAGCACCAGAACCCAGCAACCCTGCGCCAAAAGCCACATTCTGTTGACCAGCCTGTTGAGCTTGAGAAGCAAGTGCTAAGTCTTGTTGCGCCAATGCGTTGTAGTACGCTTCCATCTCAGGAGTCGTAGCACCCAAACCACCAGCACCACTTGGACGCAATCCTGTAGCACCTACAGACAAACCACCACGACCTTGTTGGAACAACTGGTTTTGCAACTGAGAATATTGACGCTCACGACTTGGTGCAAGCAAGTCTTGTTGCTGTTGCATATATTGAGCCGCAACTTGTTCAGGAGACTGTTGTAGATACTGCTGACCCAATCCAAACAGTCCTTGAGCACCTTGTTGAAGCGGAGCATACTGTTGCTGTGCCATCTCAGCTTCAGTTAATCCTCTTTCAGTCAATCCCATCAATCGGTCTTGATAGGCTTTGAGTTCAGGAGAGACTGTGTAACCAGCACCAGTTAGATAACCGCTAGGGTCAAACTGGAAGTTGGAACTGCCATAGCGAGTAGTTACACCTACAGGGCGAAACTTAGCGGCTTCAGCGGCAATTCGTGCCGACTCAAGTTGCGCTCGTGCAGATGTTTCAGCCGCCTGTTTTGCAGACCTACTTTGCATCGAACCGCCAAGCAGTGATGCACCCCCCATAACTAATGCCGCTTGAAGTCCCATCATATTCTCCTGACAAATATTTGTCTTAGTTTTGCATCTGAACCAACAAAGTCTTTCAGATACTTGAATCCAACAATACCCAAAAATTTCTCATGCTTTACATCACCAATCTCATGTATTGCATAAATCTCACTTCTATGTATCTCGAACAACTTTCTCAAATCACTCAACAAATCTCTCTTTACTTCCTTTGTCCACTTTACGCAATCACAATGAATAAAAGTGAACCCAAAATCAATTTCCAAAAAGACAATGTAATCATCGTGATAGATTACTGGTGTCTTCACACTGTCCGTTTCCACATATAAACAGTAATGTACGGCTGATAGTTAGCATTTGTTACGCTTACACCAGCTGTAGAAATGCTTGTTGCAACTGTAATTCCAGTGAATGCAGAACCTGTAGTTCCAGATATAGCACCAGCACCTGTTCCATTAATATTAGCAACTAATGAACCGGGGGATGGTTGTGTGTATGAGTGATTGTGACTTGGGTCTGTAACAGTTGATGTTGCAGTGTGGGTGTGGCTTGGCACAATTGCATCTGCACTACCACCAGTTTCTTCAGCAGTGTCAAACAGTGCATTGCCTGAATCAAAACCAACCATGACACGACCAGCACCAAACGCAGTCCATGTGCCAAAACCAAGCAAGGTTGCAGGGTTAGTGCTGACGCTTGCATTAGTGTAGATTGACCCAACTGGATACAGCAAAGCAATTGCCGCTTGAACAAAAGCAGTTGTGGCTATAGTGGTTGTATTGCTTCCATTAGACTGAGTAACAGCAATAGTTCCTGTTGGCAATGTAGGCGTACCAGTAAAGGTAGGACTTGCCAAATCTGCCTTGGTTGCAATGGCAGTAGCAATGTTGTTGAACTCAGTATCAATCTCAGTACCTTTGACAATCTTCAAAGGGTTACCAGAAGACAGAGCATCTTTAGTGGCAAAGTTGGTTGCTTTTGTGTAATTTGTCATATCTGTCCTTAACTTAATCTACCTTGTTTGGATTGAATCTCAATCTTCTGAAATGACAATGGTGTCCCATCAATGTTTGACTCATAACCCGACTGCACAACCTTGCCAGAACCTGATGCCGAAACTGTCAATGTTTGCAAAGCAATACCATCAACATACTCTGCAATGACAGTAGCGTTTGCACCATACTCTGCAACACCATACAAACTTTCGCCTTGGGTTGGGATAGTCGCACTGTCAGACAAGTAGTTGGTCTTAAAGTCAAATCCCCACTTGAATGTAACTACTTGATTACTTCCACCAATTACAACAGTAGACAACTTCTTCAAAATAGAAGTGACATTTTGATCGCCAAGGTCAGAGTGGTTTGTGTAGTACAATATCCTGTACTCAGCATCATGGTCTTGGAAAGTACCGTACTTGCCTACATAACCATTCTTACCAACCAACAAATCACCGTTTCTGCGAGACAACAATGATGTTGGTTCTATAGAGTCCCAAGTTGTAGCCCTTGCCGCACCATCCTGCAAATACGCTTTTGTGTCGAAACAGAACACTGACTTTGTACTGGGTGTAGTCAACAAGTAAAAGGCTTCACGCTCTGAATAAACAGACTTGATATTAGCCAATGTCTCACCAGCCACAGTCTCCATCAAATCATTACGAATGTTCTTAGACAAGTCTCTCTCAGGAGATGACTTCTCTTGAATAGTCCTCATCAATGATCTGACACCAGAATTAGACAAGAAAAGCACATCAGTGCTAGTTGTCTGAATACTGTCTCTAGCAATACAACCAATACCCTCAACAGTGTCATGCAATGACATTGATGCTGGTGTTGTGGCATTTTGGTAAATCAGAATCTGACGCTTACCAAAGATAAACAAGAAACCATTGTGTGCTGCTAGACCTGTGATCTCATCAGCACCATTCACCCAAACACGGTCTACATTCAAAGAACCTGATGTACCTGTTGACCAAACATGACCAGCAATCAAGTCAGAGAAAAAGACTGTTGCGTTATTGGCTGTGGTGTTTGCCGCCCACAATCTACCAAAAGCAGAGATTGCAATATTGGCATCAGGCACAGTGCCTACATAACCTGTCTTCTCCGACACTCTACGAAATGTTGTAGTGCTTACAGCAGGGTCATAGATCAGTGGGTTAAACCCTGACTGAAAGAAGTAAGTGATGTTGTTTAAAGACGCTGTTTGCCAATTGCTTGCGGTAATAGTTGGTGCTGTACCACCACCCCCATAGGTCAACTCCACAATAGCATTAGAGCCATCAAGTTTAAACAGCTTGTTGTTACCAGCAAACAAAACAGTCAAAGTGCCATCTGCTTGAACCAACTCATTCATCACAGTAACATCGTTTGCCCCCAAGTTACCAGTAGATGAGTTAAGCCTAGAAAAACCTTTGCGTGAACCAATACGACCATACTGGTCAATCACGCAATTAGTCGCAACCAAAGCAAAGCCAGCATTCAAATCAAGAGGCGAGTCTTGAGTATTCAACCCATAAAAGCCGGGGGCTGAAATGCTTGCAATTTCTAGTTGCTTGCTCATATTGCTACAAACTCCTGATTCTCAGGGTAACGAGTGCCTTCTAAAGCAATGTGGTCAGAGAGCATAGATTTGTACAACAGATAAGCCTCAGATGAAGACAGACCGCCATCTTCACCACGCTCTACCAATGCACGAGCATAAGCATTCTGAGCCACTAAAACATCAGGGACAAGCACTACTGTTGAACCTGATGCCAGAGTAGCTTGTGGCACTGTTAAGGAAAACTTGATTGTGTATACGCCATCAGGTATTGGATATAAATTTACCTTAGTGTCGTAATTACCATCAACGCCATCAAAAGCAAATTCTGTGGGGAGAGAGTTCACAAGTGGCGTAAAGTTTAGCTTTCGGTTCATATCCACAAAACTGATGTTTATCAAACCAACATTGCTTGTGGTATTGATGACATCCATGACTTGAAACTTCTGTCCTGCACCTGTCAAAGAATAAGCTGCTGTAGATGCAACGGTTGTAACTGTAATAGTTTGACCCAACACATTCCATGAAAAGGCATCTTCAACTTGACGCTTTGCGTCATTAACAAACTTGCCAATCAGAGTTGAATAAGTGGTTTCATTGATTGATGAAATTGTTGTCTCACGCAATCTGATAAGTACATCATTGATTAATTCAAGGTAGGTCATGTTCTTGTCAACCCTTCTTCTTCAATAGTGACTGCAACAGCAAAGGTTGATGCTGATTCTGATGTTGCTTTAAGTATGTCGCCTTCTTCCATTACAAAATAAGATACACCGCCCCAATCTTGAGTTGTTTTGGAAGTAACTGCCGTTTGGTAAACCAGTGAATAGGTAGCAGATGCTGATGTATCTACCCAATCAAAAGTAATATGTTTATTTGAACCAGTTGCATTAGCGGCACGAAGCAATACTACCCTTGCATAGTAACCCGTAGGTACGGTATAGAGGGTAGTGTTTGTTGTTGCTGTTAGATTTGCGCCAACTGATAATGCTCTCATTTTGCCTTTGCCTTATTCCTTGCGGAGATAGCTTTAGCTTTTGCCTTTGCGTCAGCCTTTGAGGTTGCACCCCATGCCTTGAGCGAAAGAAGCAGTCTTGTTGGTTCACCTTTCTTGTCGTACTCAGCACCATCGTTGCCAGCCATACGAGCCAAGAAACTTGCTCTGCGAGGGTTATCCCCCGACTTTACTGGTGCTTTCAAGTTGCCACCAGTTTCCGCATTATAAGATGCTCTGCCCTTGGCATTCAACCCCCCTTTGGGATTTTGACCAGCTTTTGTTTGCCAAGTAGGTGATTTCATCTTTTACCTCATCTGTAACTAGCCGTTTTCTTTGCAATCTTTTTTGGTTGCTTTACAAACTGTTTACCAGCCGCCGTACCTTTGCGCTTGGCTTTGGTAGTTGCCGCATACTCAGCAGAACTCAAAGACTTGATTGCCGCCTCTGGCAAATACCTCTCGCCTGTCTCAGACGATGGTTTACCTGACTTGGTACGCCACTTCTGTTTACCCCAATCTTTGAGAGATTGCTGGGGGTCTTTCATTTCTTAGCCTTTGGCTTAGGTGGTGTGTGCGTCAAGACTTTGCTTTCAGGAGTATGTTTTGCACCTGTCATCAAAACACCCTTTTCTTTGTGCAATTTACCCTTGTAAATCTTGCCATCAGGCAAATAGTGCGTTGCTGATTTGCTCATGTCTTGTAACCCCCGCCTTTGGCTTTGTACTCTTTGGCAAGCAATTGTGCTTTTCTTGCTGACCACTCACCAGAATCACCCCCTGATGACCCTGCTTTGATCTTCTCAAACAAGGCTTTTCGCATGGTGGGTTTGGTGTAAACCCCCGCTTGATTGACCTTAGATTTGGTTTTCATTTCTTCTTAGCCTTACCAGCCTCAGATAAGGCAATTGCCATTGCTTGCTTTGGGTCTTTGACAACCTTTTTATTGGAAGTCAACTTACCCGCACCAAACTCTTTCATGACCTTACTGATCTTGGCTTGTGCTTTAGTCTTTTTCATGTCAATACAACACTTTTGCAGTGATAGTTCCAGAGGTGTAAGCTGTGCAGTTTGCTCGCAAATACTTGGGAGCATTGGCTATGGTGACAATGCCATCAGCGGTCAAAGCAGTGCCAATTGTGGCAAAGGTTGTTCCATCCAAGCTACCTTGGAATGCAACAGTTGCAGTAGTGATACCACTAACTTGTAAGAATGCGGGTTGACCAGCATCTGCTTGCACAGATCGAGATGCACCTGTTGCGACAACAGCACTCAATAGAGTGGCGGGAGTAGTTAAGGATGACATTATTTACCTCTTGAGGATTTCTTCATCATGTTGGTAGCAGTTCTACCACCACGCATAGGCATGGGCATCTTTGGCTTGCCAACAGCAACCATAATGGTCACAGGAACGCCCTTTTTCTTGCCCTTGCTTGCAGTTTCTTTGGCCTTACCACCCATCATTTTTCCGTACATAATATTCTCCTTATTTCCAGAGTCGATCAGCAACAAAGGTAATCACACCGCCCATGAATGAAGCGATAGTCATACCCACCCAAAATCCACCTTTGCCTTTATTGGCAAGTTCAAGTAATGATTTGACATCGGTACTCAATTGAGATACCTGACCATGTAGAGCCTCTACTTGAGCCTCTAATCTACCAAAATCTCTTGCGTCAATTTCAGACATTTTCAACCTTTCGAGGTCTACCCATACGCTTAATTGTGGGGATGACAGGCGCAAAAGCGGTATCTGTACGCTCAGAATTAACTGATTCTATGGTTACTTCTGGTTCATCTATTCTTACATAACCCTGATGACCCTTCATAGAGTCAATATCATGCTGATATGTGAAAGTCACAGTGTTATTTGATTGAAGACAACGAAAAGTAGCCATAAAACCCTTAAATGAGAAAGGGGGGACTAGCCCCCCTATCTTTACACCATTTTGGCAATAACCAATTTAACAGTAGTAGAAGCTAAATTAACAGCCCCGCCAGTTGTATTAGTTGTTGCAATAGTCACTGTGTTTGCTGCTGAAACGTAAGCACGGCGAACTAAACCCGCTTCGTCTACACCAGCCGACATACCAATAACCATATCGCCAAGGACAACGCCAGCGACAGTCACAGTATCAGTACCAGCGGCTTGGTCTGCAACAGATGCAGAATCCAAAGTGCAAGTAACTGTCCATGTATCACTGAACAAACCTCGAAAAGAATCGTTGTCTCTACTTGAAACAACTGCTGTTGCTGCTGCCATTTTGATTTCTCCTAATTAGGTTAAAAAAGTCCCCCCACCACTAAGGCAGGGGGCGCAACTGCAATTAGGCAGGAACCAACAAAGCAAACATTGATGCAGACTTAGCCGCACCAGTGCTTGCCGCTGAACGCAGAATTTGCACTCCATACAGCGTGTCTGCTGTGTACAAAGTTGCAAGGTACGGCTGTTGGTACTGAACTTGTGAGCGAATAG